TATGAGCAACCTAGACGTATAGCTGCTGTACTAAGTTTTTGCTATAATTGTGGGTTAGGTAATTATAGAATCTCTACTTTCAAGAAACGGGTAGATTCCAAAGACTGGTTTGGCGCAAGCGAAGAAATTTTAAAGTGGAATAAGGCTGCTGGTAGAGTCCTGCCTGGATTAACACGCAGACGAAAAGCCGAATCTCTGCTGCTTTTATAAGGATTTTTATGGCTACAAATAGTGGTAAAAAAGCTAGAAAACGTACTAATAACGATGCAACCGGGTACGTTGATTTTCAGGAAGTCAGACCTCTTAACTATATTCAAGAAACATACTTGGAGGCTATAAAACATAATCCAATTACTTTTGGTATAGGTAGTGCAGGTACTGGAAAAACTTATGTAGCAGCAGCTTATGCGGCATCACAGCTTTTTCATCGCAAAACGCAGAAGATTATAATTACTAGACCTAATATAGAAGTCGGCAAATCTCTGGGGTATTTACCAGGTACTCTAGAAGAAAAATACTTTCCGTATTTAGAACCATTTCAAGCAGCCTTTGAACGTACACTAGGCAAGGGTCTATATGAGTATGCACTTAAAAATAAACAAATAGACCCTAAACCTCTGGGATTTATGCGAGGTGCTACTTTTGATGACTGCATTGTTTTAGTGGACGAGTGTCAGAACATGAGTAAAACCGAATTCAAAATGTTACTCTCCAGAATAGGTCAAAACTGCAAAATGGTTCTAAGCGGTGATGATGACCAGTTGGACGTTAAGAATTCAGGATTGGACGATGCAATATATAGGTTGCAAAATGTTCGCGGAGTAGAAATCGTTAGATTCCTAGAAGGCGATATAGTACGTAGCGATATGTGTAAAGAAATTATTTTAGCTTATAAGGATTAAACATGGCAGACTTATGCCCAGTACCAGTAATGTTCCCAGAAATTAACTTAGCCAATCACTTAGCTTGCATACAGTATGCCAACCTAGGACCCGCTGATCCACGGCAGCCTAGCACGCAGTATTGGCAAGCTAAAATGGAAAAGTGGAGCGTTACTGAAGGTGTAGCACGTACGCGTTTATGTATGAATTGTGCACACTATAAAAATGACTCAGAGACCATGCAGTGTTTAGAAACAGGTCCAGGTGCACAACTAAAAGCTTCTGCACTACCAGTTACGCCAAAATGGGCAGATATTGAAGGAATGCCAAGTGCTGTATGTACTCGTTGGGGTATTACTTGCTCTGCTCTCAGAACTTGTGATGACTGGGAAGATCCCAACATGGATCCTGATAATGCCAATGTATGGTTTGTTACTCCATCAGAAGAAGATATGATGGATGAATAAACAAAAAGCCCCGCTAGTGTTGCACTAGCGGGGCTTTTTTATTGTGGCTGATTAAGCTGTTGTTGAGCTTGCTGCACAATTTTTTGAATTAGTGGTTTAGTTAAGTTCTCTAAACCAGCAATTACTTGGTTTACTTCTGGTACTGTTAGTTGTAGAGTTAAAACTGGTGGTTGCTGTTGTTCTTGTGGTTCCATTTTATTCCTGTTTAAATTTCGCATCCGCCTGCTGTGCAAGCTAGTGTTTGAGTACCTTCTACATTATCTTCGACTTCAATAATTTGATCCCAATCTACGTTATCGGGAATTTGCTTAAGTAGTTCTTCGTACTGTTCTTTGGTACAGTCCTCGTACGGAGCTTGTCGATAGCTGCCACCGTCATAGGGTAGGAATGAGACTCCGCTCATCTCGTCAAAGTATTCCCAAACAAAAGCACCTACTGCAGGCCACTCTTTCTCCGATACTGAAATAGTTACCGAAGGCTTGTGTTCGCAGTAGTGACGTTGATACATGAGCCATAGTTTAAGATGTTTGATAGCATCTACGTCTTCACGTACTAGAGCAGCATCTGGAGCTTTTTTAGCGAAGCTAAAAACCACTGTGGTATTAGGCTGCATTACACAAGGTTCACTTGGAACACCCTGCTGAATCATAAACTGCGTTAAGGGATCTTTTACGTCACCGCGAATTCGTCTGATATAGTACTTGCTGTGGCGAGTATGTAAGCCACTAGCTGTATCGGTCAATTGCGAAACTGTTCCTTCTGGTTTAATCAGTTGTGTTACTAGTATACCGATTCCGTATACTATCTATATGTTTCCATATAGCTCAGACTATATCATCATCCTAATTAGGATGCTACCTTTTTCGAGCTTTCTTAAGCCCTACTCCTTTCGGATAGTCGTTGAACCTTTACCATAGCAAAATATGCTTTAGGTACTTGGCTGCTGATTGCCTGTTAGTCCAAGTTGCTTTTCTACGTCTTTGTATATTTCTATCAAAGAGTCTGGAACTTGGCTCTTGAGGGTTTCCAGCAATTTAAGTAGTTTGCTATATTGAGTTGCCTCAATATGGGCCTGTAAATTAATCTTATTATTATGTACATCTCTATGACATTTTTGACATAGAACCAATAGATTATCTAAACTATTTGCTTCTAGTGGATTTTTAAATAAGTGATAGTTAATTACATGATGTACAATTAAGTTATCTGTACATTTACATACATTACAAAAACTATTCGCAGTTCTAAAATCTTTAGAAATTTTTGTCCAGCCACCTAGTTTTGGTTTTTTGTTTAAACCATGTTTAAAACTAGGATTCTGCTCTTCAAGAAACATTTTTGACTTATATTCTGTAGTATTTACTAGTGCTAGATTAGATATGTCCAAATTTGTATAATCGTCATCAACTGGAATAACCCAGTGATTTTCCGGAACATACATTTCATTAACTAGTTCCCATATTACTATATGAGCTTTAACTTGATTGGAAATAGGATCGGATTTTGGGTGTTTAGGAAAACTTATAACATAGCGTTTTCTATTGCCAGCCATATTAACAAGTGGATGTTGTAGAGAGTTAATTAAATACTCTACAATGTACTCCGATTCCCAATATTTTCCGTTACATAAGTCAAATTGTCGTTTCAGTTTTCTAATTGGCTGCGTATCTTCTTTATAAGGTATGTCTTCTATGTTCAAATATTTATAAATTCTCTTATAAATATTTGCATTCATTCTTGAATTAGAGTCACTAAGACCAAGTGTTTTGTGTAGCTGCACCTGGGTTACACACTCATCAAGAATTAAACTACGAACTTTATCGTAACCATAGCTATCAATTATATTTTCTACTTGTATTGCCATAACACGTTCCATAAATTTACGTTACATGTTATATTATACAATAGATGTTACAAAATTACAAGATTAAAATTTTTAAGCCGTTACTGCTGTAGACTGAGAAATTCCGATTTGTGCTGCGGTATACTTATTTTGTTCAACTGCTGCAAGACGTAGGGATTCAAGACGTTCAGCCAGTAGAGGATCATCAGGATTGTTAAGAAGCGCATTGTCTAGTGGTCCTGTCATGGAGACGCCCAGGAGACGCTCTTCTTCTGTATTCTGACGCCATACATCGCGTAGATAAGGAAAATTGGTTAGTGTCGATTGCCACGTTCCCAAAATAGCTGCCATTTTAATTTTATCTCGAAGCTGATCGACTGTATCCGTTGCACGAACCGCGATAGTAGTGAGATTACAAAATTGATAAGGACGGAGAATAATTTCCGAACAAGGATTTGTACCAAAATCAAAATCTGTTGAACGACGTCCATTTTTACCTGCCACTTTCTTAGCAGCTTCACGGTTAAAAATGCCACGTTCGCCCGACTTGGACTCGTATAGTGCAAGCCATTCTTGCATAAATACGCCCACTTCAGGACGCTCGGTATAGCAAGCACTATTATTGGCTAGAGCACGCTGCCCATTCTGCTCCCACCACGCACCTGCTTTGGCATGACGCATTCTGTCGTCACTTAAATTACTCAGCGAGATCATCGCACTGCGGCGAACTCCACCAACTACAACTACCTCACCGATTTTGCACATAATGTCATGACACTCTAAGCTAGTAAGCTTACGACCTTGTGCACACTTAAAGATTTTAACTACAAACTTAAATAAGTCTACTAGTGGCTCTGGTCCTGACGCACGTCCGCCGAATACTTTTAGTCTGGCACCTGCGGGGCGTACTTTCGACACATCCCACTTTGGGTTCTCGCCAGCGTAAAGGAGTGCAACTAGCTGACGCAGAGCCTTGGACCAGCCTTCCTTAGAGTCATGTACTACAATAGTAGTATCCGAATCGTAGATCTTGGTAGGTACTTCTGGTAGTTTAGTAATATACTGACGCTCGACCGAGAAGCCTACACCAGTGCCGCACATAAGAATATACATGGCTTCGTCAAATGACTTGGGATCGTCAACTGGGATGTATGAGCAGTTATATCCTGCGGTGTTATCGCGCTCTAGTGCCTCGCCAGCAGTCATTAGTGCACGCATTGAAGGTAGTACTTCTTTAGCCTCAACTGCAGCAATTAGTTTGGCTAGTTCGTCTTGTGGAACTTTGTAACCATGCTCTTTTTCTAAGTGCTTTTGCATAAAATCAAAGTAACGAGCTACTGTTTCATGCCAGTTTTCTCTGCGCTTTTGATCTTCTAAGTAACGAGCATATCGTGATTTAGCAATAAAGGTTTCGTAAATAGTATCTTGCATATTAATGTTGTCCTGTTGATCCAAAACCACCAGCGCCGCGACTTGTATCAAACCAGTCATTGTCGCCGGTATATTCAATGGGTTTGGGTAATGCAATTGGCACGACTACTAGCTGTACAATGCGCTCGTCGCGTCGGATTTCTTGTAGATCGCCATGTGTGGCCTGCATTGGCTGATACACTAGTGGAGCCATAATTTCTCCACGATAGTCACTATCAATAACACCAACACCATTTGCTAGCAGCAGGCCTTTTTTACTCAGGGAGCTGCGGGCAAATAAGAGACCGACATGGTCTTGTGGAATTTTTACACTAACACCTGTACCAACCATAGTACGTGTATTAGGTTTTAGGTATACTGTTTGTTTTGATTTTAAGTCTAAGCCTGCATCTGTGGGATTAGCACGAAAAGGTAAGAGTTCAGGTCGTTCACACTTACAAAGCAGGTACATACCCGCCATAGAAAAATTAAACATTAGTGATATAGCCTTTTAGTTTTGTGTTAATTTCAGCGCAATTTTCTTCTCCAATAGCTTCTTCACAAAATTCCAGCAAATCCATTAGCTGGTAATTACGCATTAGATTGTCTGCACCGAATTCATTTAGATTTTGAATATATTTATATTTGCTTTGAATGGGTAGATTTGCGATAATATCATAAGCACTACCCCATTCTTTTACTAATTGCTGCGCTTTTTTAGGGCCGATACCAGGTACACCAGGCACATTATCACCGCTATCACCCTGCAAGCATTTAATACTAATATAATCGTCAGGCTCGCAGTCATAGTGGTCACTCCAAGTATCCCAACTAATTTCTTTACGTGTTACATAACTAAAGCGCATTACATTGGGCTTGATAAGCAGATCCCAGTCTTTATCGCTGGAAACTAGCACATAGTTTTCTACTTCGGGCCATAGTTTTTGATTTTTGACGATATAAGCAGCAATATCATCTGCCTCTACGCCTTGAAATCTAAGTAGAGGATACCTGCCTTGCGCTACAATTTCATCAAGCGTTCTTGTAAATTCTTCAAAGAAAAGTTCAAACTTTGCTTGTTCTTCAGGAGTTTGCTCGCTGAACTTATCTTTGCGATTTTGCTTGTAAAGATCATAGACTTTTTTACGATATGAGCTAGAGCCCTTATCACAAGCTATTACAACCCATCTGGCTTTATAGCTTTTGCGCAGACTATCCACAGTTTTAATGTAATCATCCTTAAACTCCACAGCGCCGCTATGTTTCCAGCGGAATGCTAAGTTTAAGGCGTCTACTAGCATTAACGTATTTTGAAGATCCGATACTTGTTGGAATGTTTTAGACATAATTTCTCTATTAAAAGTATATTATACTTGATTTTGCCGTTTAAGTCAAGCGATAAATTTTGGATCTTCGTATTGAATCCAATCTTCTAGTGTGGCTACATAGAATTCATATGGTTCGAAGTTTACAAATACGTATCTATAAGCACTAGTAGGCATTTCTGTAAACGCTACAAACCATTTACTACGATCATGTTTAAATATTAGCAGCGGTAGCCTGCTAGTCTGGTTTCCTTGGCGTACTGCTTGCTCCCACCATTCTATAAGCTGAGGATTTTTACCTGTAAATAAGCTAGTATTAAAGTGCTCGTCTTTATAGTGCTTTACTTCTACACAGTATATATTTTTTTCATTGGGAACGTATATATCGCCTTTTAAGCCATGCTTTTCATTTAGCGCACCACTACCGGGCGTACGTTCCCAGCCTAGCTTAGTTAGCTCTTTTAATAATTTTCGAGCCTGAGCCTCTGCTCTGGCTCCTTTATCTCTAGAATCAACCATTGTCGATCCTTGATATATTATTTTCCTTTACTACATACACACGCTCTAATAAAGGATGCGAGAAGCTGTGTGAAATAATAAACGTATTTAAGAAATCTTCGGCTAAAAGAACTTCTACCAGTTTTTCCTTGCCTTCAACGTCTAGATTTTCAATAGTTTCGTCTAGTACAAGTAAGTTAATACGATTATTACTTAAACCTTGCATTAGCTTGCGAATACCAAGTAGCGCTGCTGCATTTACTCTGGCCTTTTCGCCACTAGATAGTGCACTAATATCAACATCTTTTCCATTATCTGTAATAACTACATTAAGTTTATCACTAGCGATCTTAAAAGTAAGCTGGAATCTTCCACCACTTAGATCGGCTAGGTAACTATTTGTAATTTCTTCTAGATCTTTGATTAAGCACTCAATTTTATAAGCAACTAGTCCAGTAGAACTAAATGTTTTAACTAGTACTTGTAGTACACTTAAACGCTTGTTGTGTGCTTCTAGTTCTAGTTTAAGTTCTTCTAGTTCTTTGTATGACTCTGCTAGCTGTGTTTTAACAACACTTATTTTTGCATTATGAGCAACAACTTGAGAATTATGTGCGGTTGCTTTCTTTATTTCAGTGTTTACTTCAGCAATTTTATCTTCTAGATCAGCAATTTCTACTGTTAAATCTTGCTTAGTAAGGGGAAGTTGCTGCATATTAGGGTCGTATAGATTATGATATTTTTCATACTCTTCTATACGTTTTTGTTCCTGCTGATACTGCTCTAGTGCCAAATTATACTGATCGATGACTTTTTTAACTGAGTCTAGTTCACTAGTTGCAGTGGTGCATTGCTGTTCATGCGAACTAACAAGATCTTCTAACTGCTGCTTATCGATATTCTGCAAACAAGTTGGGCACTGTGTGCCCAGTTTACGCATCTTTAATACAAACTTAGACTCATCATCAATAACTTTAGTTAGTACAGCTTTTTTACTAGAATACTCACTGATATCTAGTGTTGGTTTAACTACTTGAGGATTTAAAGTAATAGCATCCCGTAATTCTTTGTACTTATTGTTTTGCAGAATAGCTTTATTAATACTATCAATAGACTTAATTTTTTCTGTTAGTGCTTGCACTTGTTCAATTAGGTCTCTTGGAGAATCTGGTACAGTTACTTCTTCTTTTTCAACTAGATCAAATTTACTGTACTTATTGATAATAGCAGTAGCGGATTCTATTTTAGCTGTAACGCCTGTTACCTTCTCACCAAGTTCTTTAGTAGCCTGCTTGAATACTTCACCAGCCTCGACATACTTGGTTAGGTTAAGCAAGTCAATTAAAAACTTTTTACGATTACTGTCTGTAGCAGTTAAAAACTCCAAACTAGCACTACTGCTCTGGTACACTATTTGTGTAAAAGTTTTATGGTCGTAACCGATCAAATCATTTATAATAGCATAGGTACTAGTAGCTGTGTGTCCGCTAATATCTATACCATTCTTTAACAGCTTAACAGTTTGTGTGGAGCCTCTTGTAGTCTTAATTAAATATTCGTCGGCATCTTTTCTAAAGTCTAGCTCAATCCAATAACTTTTGGCACCTGAATTTCTGTTTAAGATATCAGCTTTTTTAATGCCTTTTGAGTTCTTATTATACAAAACTTCTTCTAGGATAAGAGCAATGGAACTTTTTCCGTGTCCATTATATCCAACAATTTGCGATAGCTGAGACTTTGTAAATTCAATCTCGTTTTTATCGCCATAAGAAAAAAGATTACCCCAACGTAGTTTCTTTAATTCTATCAAGATACATCCTCACATTATCTAGTCCACCAATATGGATATCGTTAATAAATACCTGTGGTACTGAACGAGCCGTTGGTAGTAATTCAAATAGTTGTTGTTTTGTCCACTGCTTAGAGTCTATGTTTCTTTCTTCTACTGTGTACCCGCGCTGTCCAAGTAGCATTTTAACACTTGCACAGGCCGCACAGTTATTTTTAGACCACACTACAGCATTAAGTTGTGAATTTTTCTGCATGATTATGTAACTCCTTTAAAGCCTGCTCAACTACGTCATCGCCTACCTGTAGGATATATTTTAAGTATTCTGATACTTCTTCTGCTAGCGTCATTTCTTTGTGCAAAATAAGAGCAGTATCTGTTTCGCGCTTTAAGATCTTTTTATCAATCAGCTCATTATCTTCTACTATGCCAAGCTCACTAATATCGCCTTCTACTTCATAAATAGTGTGGTGATATTCAGTTTGTGGAGTAGGCTCGCCTGCTTTAATAGTCTTGCGAATTAACTGTGGTAGCTCTAGTTTTCGCCACTCGTGATCCAAACTAACACTGTCAAGAATGATGACACCAGTAGTAACTTCGTTACGATGAAAGCTAGTGGTGATTGGAGATCCTGGATAGAGAATGTTCCGCTGACAGTTATCATAGCTGTGTAAATCCCCAGCAAGAACGACCTTCCACCTGTCAAATAGTTCCAAAGGAAACTCAGGTTTAACGTGGGGAGGAATTTCTCCTCGAACGTGTGTGCATAAAATATCTGCATAGAAATCAATATCACCAGGGTGATATTCCTTTAGTTTATTATACGGAATAAAGTCAATTCCGTCTATAGTTTCAAATGTATCAATAATTGTTACATTTGAATTTAACTTATTAACAGTTTGTTTTAAGTTAGTTAAAAATGTTGTATTACGTTTTAGTGCTTCATGATTACCGCTGTAGATAATAGTAGGAATCTTACAGCTTAGCACAAACTCAAAAAATACTTCTAGTTCCTCAATTGTTGGTACACGGTCAAAAGTATCGCCGCCTACAATAAATAGGTCACATTCTTGTTGAATTTGCTCTAATTGTTGCCACAACATATTAAAGCGATTCTTAGCCCAAGGCACCGGAACATTCTTTTGACCTAGCTTGATATGAATATCTGCTGTAAATAATATCTTCATTAGTGAAAAAAGCCCCCAACCTTATTAGGGTGAGGGCTATTTATTTATAGGTCTTTTGCTTCTTCGGGTAGAGCTTCAGCATCGTCGTTGCTGTCACCCGCAGAGATTTTTTCTAGTGCAGCACGTACTTCATCAGCAGTGGGGCGTGGCACTTTAGTATCAATGTCTTCTGCTGCAGCAATGGCAGCACGCTCGTCTTCTCTGAGTGAACGCTTTTTGCATTTTAGCACAGCAAGAGTATACTCAACATTGAACGGTAGTGGGCCAGTTTTCTGACGCTTAAATACTACGTCCCAGCCTTCGTCCATGTCGGTAGGATCGCCCAGGTCTTCTGCGGCTGTAAGAATCTGCTCAAATAGCTTTTTCTTGAGATTTAGAATCTTGACTTTGCCATCGCGTGGATCTAGGCAGTTAATTGAGTACGCCCAAGAGCACTTTTTATCTGGAAAGAACTCAGGCACATGATCGCGTTCTAGATTATCGAACTTTTCTTTTTCACGGCTGAATGCAAGGCACTCAACTGGAATATCTTTGTTATTTGTACCCTTTAGCCAATAAACATAACGAGGTAGTACACCACCAACAAGTCGTACTACGTTTTCACCGTCTTTGTATTCGTATGAGTCGTATGATTGTTTAATTGCTTTGCCTTTGGTTTTAGCGAAACTTAGCGCCATAGTAAATTTCCTCGAATTTAAATTGAATGTGTTTGTTTTTAACGATTAACAGTGGGTTTCTGCTTATAGCTTGTGCATCAAGATCGGGAAAGAAACTTAAGTCTAACACAATTTGATTAAAAACTGTAAACAGAGTATAGTCACGCCTTGCGGCTAGTTTTACATACTGAACTACGTATGCTATATCTACGTTTTGATTAAATAATGGCTGTGGGTTTAGCAAATAACTTGAACCATTTATAGACTTGTACTTAATTTTACTAAGCGTAGGTCTTTTGAGCAGTTTACTTTGGTAATGATCCCATAAAATTTGCATAAATTTAGGGTCACTACCATTGGCCTGCTTTTCTAGCTTTTCTAAACTGAAAAATAAAGTCATAGTCTGCCACAGAAATAATATTATATCATAAGTAGTACCGCGCTGCAAGTGTAAATTTTTTATACTTTGATAACTTCCCAGCCTTTCGAGGCATAGAAAGCCAACCTAGCATTGTTTTGCTTACGTTCAGCTTGACTGCTAAACTGTAAATCAATTACTACTGGGTCTTTTTTATCGGGATGCAATCGCATAATCCTACCAATAATTTGTTCTAGTGAAATAGGATTACTAGTAGGTACGGCTAAAATTACACAGCTGAGTCTGTTAATGGAGATGCCTTCTGAGAAGATTTGGCGGCTACCAGCAATGCACATCTTTTTTCCGCTTTCGACTTGTTCAAGTCGTTCTTTTCGTTCTTCATATGTGGTTTCCCCAGTAATAAGAATGCAACTGTCACCTACCATCTCCTTTACATTTTCTAGAAATTCTACTCTGTCTGCTACAATTAGCACAGAGTGACCCTGAGCAATATGTCTACTAGCGATATTTGCAACAAACTCTTGGTAATCCTGATCGTACAGCAAATCATTAATTTTCTTAGCCCAAGTTGCACCAGGTGTTAAAAACACGCCTGTGGGCACAACTTTTACAACCGGGTTTAGGGTGTGAGATTGTGGAGGCTTAAAAAACTTGTCGCCAAAATAGTCTTTAAAGATAACGTGTTTGCCATCAGTACGTTGAATAGTTCCACTTAGCCCAATCCTATAACGAGCGTGCATACCGTCTAGAATATTACTAAATGTAGTGGCGGGAACGTGGTGTGCTTCGTCTAAGATAACACACCCAAACTCTTTGTTGATTCTGTCAATAAACTTAGTAACAGTCTGTACGTTACCTACTACTAAACAGTGATCTTCTATATCGAATTTTCCACTGCCGATTACACCAGGTGAAATACCATACAGGTTTTCAATTTCTTCAATCCACTGATCTCGCAAGGCAGTGGTATGTGTGATAATTAGAGTTTTTTGCCCGAACTTTCTGGCGATGTGCAGGGCTGTGAATGTTTTTCCCCATCCGACAAGTGCGTTAATAAAGCACGTATCCATAACTTCATCATAGACTGGCTGCTGGGAGTCTCGTAGAGGGAACCTTGGTAACGGGAATGGTACATCATGTTTTACTCGTCGGTCTTCAATCTCATAGCCTTCGGGTAGAAGGTCTAGCCTGCCTTGCGGAATGGAGATAATTCCACGAGGTAGAGATTTATAATTACGGATAATTTCTACAGGCTTGGTTTTAGTTTTGGGATTCAGCTTGCCTTCAATTCTGTAGGTCAGCTTTTGCATAATTTCTTTATACTGTTCGCTGGTTTCAGGTTTGAAGTAAATTCTATTGCTTAGTATTGCTTTAGTCATATCATTCTAGTTGTTTGAGTATATAGTTTATCATACAGCCCGTACAGCAAGTATCCACGACCAATTTTTAATAAACCTGCGTAACGTTCCTCTAGCCTGGGTGTAAACAGTGTTTTAAACCTACTACTTACACCTTCAACTTCTATGATTGCTCCGCCAGTTTGTATGGGTATTAGTTTTGTAATACGTTTAAATATAAGTGGTACTTTTTTAGACTTTTTATACTCAAATATATTTCCGCTAGAGTCTATGAACCAAGTAGCGCCCACACTAAGTTTTAGCATATCTGCAATAAAGAAAATGGCTGTTTTTAACTTAAAAAGTCTTACGTTTTGCTTTTGTAAGTGCAGCCTGCGCATAGCTAAACTTTGGTGTGGTATGTTTCGGTCGTCTAGGATCAGGTAAACTTCTTCTGGTGGACCACTATCACACTCACGAAGGTGTACATAGAAAGCAATGCCTTCGTGTATAACAGGACCGTGTCTACCCAATCTATACACAGGAAAATTTACTTCACTCAACTGCATTTTTTACTAAAATGCCGTTTTCTAGAGTATAAAACTTTTCAAACTTTCCAAAACTGTAGTCATCGCCAATCTCTTGGTCTACACCAATTGGCGAACCTTTGATACCGCAACCACGATCACGCTGGGTACACTCGCGTAGGATTCTGCAATACTCGTCTACATGATCCTCACGAACTAAGCCAACAATAGAGTCATGCACTAGCATGAAAATATTAGCATCTAGCCCTGCACCACGAATACAATCTGTGGCGTCCATTGCACCAAGCAAGTTAATGTCACTACATAGTGATTGCACTTCTGCGTTGATGCCTGAACGAACTTCATGAGCGGCGATGCCCTTGTCCGCCGAAAATACATTTGTTAGCCTCCGCTTTCTGCCAAAGAAACTGTAAGTATAACCATTTGCTTCAATAAATGCTTTGCGGTCGTTGAGCCATTTTTTAAGTTTATTAAACTTTGTAAAATACTGCTCAATATCGTCTTTAGCCCTGCTTAGTGGATAGTCTTCACCAGTAGACTTAGAAACAGTTTGCGCAACCTTAGCGGGTCCACTACCATATAAACATCTTATTCCTGTATTACTACAGGGATGGACTATACCTTTATCTCTTTAGTCTATTATTGTCTACAACTATAGACTTATATAGAGCATACTTTCTGTCTAATGACACTGTGCTATCACTATACATATAGTGTAACAAATCAATAGAGTCATTAGTATTATACTTAATCTGCCACTTTCTATCTGTTCCAAAATCTTGCAAGTGCCCACCTAGCTTTAATCTTTCAGCTAAAAAGGTACATATGAAGTTAATAAAATCATAACTTCCACTTGTAAAAGTTGAGTACAATGTAGCAGTAGTAGAGTTTTTATTGGAAAAACTTTCACAAATGCTGCCGTCTCCATCAAAATATCCTCTGATAAAATGTTTATACATATTAGCAGGCATAAAATGAGGAAATTTAATTTTTAAACTTTTTTGAGGAACTATATTAAAGTTTAGGTCCAGTGTCTCACACATATTTTTATCTGTAAATTCAAAACTACATCTATTATATTTTGTAGTATTACTAGATACAGTATGTGTAGACTGTAGATACTCTTTAAACTTTTCTAAATGTAGGATATCATCGTACTTAAGCATAAGTCGAATCCTGCCCTTAGAATCTATATTTCCATCAGCAGCTAAAAATCCTGCCCAGTAGCAAGATAGTTCTGTGTACTCGTCAAAAGCTGTTTTATTTTGTATAGTAGGACTTTTCTTACCCCAACCTTCTTTAGCAATTATTCTTTTTAACTGCCACTCTGGAATGTTAAACTGTTCTGCTATACTTGCTCTTGATAGTTTTTCTTCTTTTAATTTTGTATAATTTTCAAAAGTAATTTCCATATCCACCTCGCGGCGGGAGAGACACTCGCCGTATTATACCTCTCCCAAAAATTTTACGGTATAGGTACTATTATACACTATTTTGAAAAATTTTCAAGAGTAATTTTTGGTATCCCAGTCCACTACCGTTCTGGTAATGCTGTGAGTCTCTGAACCATTTGAAAGCATTCCTGCTAACTCTGGCTGCTGATTGCCCTTAACTTAATAGTAGGGTTTCCAGCAATTGAGCGAGTTTTTAACTGATTGTCACCAATCAGTGGGACTTTTATAGGTCAATCCCGAAACTAATTGCTTTAGCACTCTGACGCATAGAGCTGTACAGCTTTTTTACATCGTCTACATCACATGGCAAGTCAAATACCATTTTAGCGATTGTGCTATGAAAATCGCCGCCTTCAATGAAAACTTTTTGCAGGTTCTTATCGCCGCTCAACACAGCAGCGTAGTACATTTCACCAGTTACCAAGTCTTGAGATACAATCTTGTAGCCAGGAGGTGCTGCAATACATCCCTTAATGATAGGATCATCCCGGGGAATTTGTTGAGCGTTAAATTTTCCACTAGAGGATAAACGTCCTGAGCTTGTGAAAATAAGATTAAAGTTTGTGCGGATCCTATCATCTTTGTCAATCTCCGGTAGAATTTTATTGACATAGCTAGACTGAATCTTGCCTAGCTTACGAACATCCAAAATCGCCGCAGGAAGTGGGTGTTCTTCACTCAGTTCTTCTAGAACTTCTGCATCTGTGCTTAGTGCTCCAGTTTTAGTCAGCTTACCAGTTGGTGTTAAACCAACATAATCAAATAAGACTGTGCGTAGCTGCTGCACCGAATTAGGATTGAAGATTTTGCCCGAATCTTGTTCAAACTTTTTAACTTCACTAAACGAGAATACTCTCTGCTTAGCTTCTTCGATCTTAGTTTCTAGGTAAGAACCTGCTGCCTGCATACGTTCTCGACTAATAGGAATACCTACTTCTTCCATGTCCATAAGATGCAGTGTGCCACGAACTAGTAGATTTTCGTAAACCCACTGCAGTTTAGGGTTGCCGTATACAATAGGCTTGAACTTTTTGAATAGCTCTAGTGTTACTGCTGTATCAATAGCAGCATACTTTGAAATAACGTCAAACGGAATGAGATCGTAAGTAAAGTCTTCTTCTAGCAGCTTATGTTGTGCACAATACTGCTTTTTGAACTGGTCTAGTTCACTATCGTAATCGCCATAGTCTGTATACTTAAGCGCAAGCTGTTTTAGACCATGTGAATCATTTTCGTCGAGCACATAGTGCATTACCATTGTATCATGCACTTTGCTACGATCAAAGTCGATACCAAGATGATACCTAATCATCTTGTAGTCAAACTTCATGTTATGAAACACAATAGGATATTTTGCGATAATTTGCTTGAGCAGAGCTTCATGCTCTGGACCGAGCACATCTGTAAGAATATACCTGCCATGCTTGGATTTATAGCTCATGCTCAGTCCAAGAACATAGCCATCGCGTGGGTACAGTGCTGTAGTCTCAGTATCTAGCGCCACAAATTCTGCATTGCTGTCCAGTACTTCTTGCAAGAAATCATATGCTTCTCTAGAACTCATGATTCCTTTAAAGTCACCACTTTGAGCACTATTACTAGTTTTGCCACTAACGTACTCATGAATCTTTTTTACTGCGCGCTCAAAGTCTGGCTTGCCTTCGGGCTTGAAAACAAGCATAGCTGGATTGGTAAGTGGGATAAATTTATCTTTTACCAAGGTACCAGCATAGTTTGTTACACTAGTAATCTTTGCGTATTCTTTAGCAGCCTCTGCACCTACTAAGATTACAAAATCATATTCATCTAGATCAATAACAAGATCTACATCCTTTTTTAGGAGTTTTTGAATCGGTTGTGAACTCATGTGATGGAGCTCAAAATCAAATTCAAAATACTGTTTGTAATCAGTACGGCTTGGAGCCTTATCAATTATTGCAATCTTCGTCATATAAATAATACCTTTCGCCAGCAGCTTTTAATGCATCGTTGGCAATAGTCCAGACTATTGCTGGTTTTCCTGGAAAATATGGTTTTCTAGCCGTTGGGCAGCCGCAATTACATTTCTCATAACTGCCGATCTGTCTCAAGGCTTCACTTATTATCTCATACTTCTGCTCAAGCGTCAAGTTCATTTTTAATATACTCTTTTATAGACTCTACGTATTCGTGGGATAGATCGCCGGGATCACTATCATCTTCTAGCTGAATGATTTCTACTTGATATTCTGCTTCTTCTAAAATAGGTTTTAGTTTTTGCATGGCTTCGCGCCCGGCGTCATCACCATCAAACATTAAGTAGATTTTCTGTACACCCTGAGTTTTAAAGGGCAGTAGTTTTACAGCAGCTTCTTTGTATAGTGTACTTGTTCCAAATGTGCATACTACATTGTGCAGCCCCTTATCCCAGCAATTAAGCATATCAAAAATACCCTCTACTAGTACAATGCTTGTTGCCGGAGTTTTTAAAGATTCTGGATATACAGGCATAGTGGCTCCAGTAGGATAATTTAAATACCTAGGATTGCCGCTACTCATTGTATGTCTACCTACATACACCACTGTTCGATTACGGATATCCTTAATTGGAAACCAGATTCTATCTGCTACGTCCTCTGAACCATTAGAGTAGAATGCTTCAAATTCTCGCAGAGTTTGCACACTAATTCCACGAAAAGATTTTGTAAAAGGAATCTTTGTGTGTGGAAAATCTACACCATTGTAGTTAATATATAAATCTTTTAGTTTATTTTTTAGTTTAGCTACTTTAACCCCGGTGTTATTAGTTAATACACCAAAGTGTTTAAAAATATTGGTTTTAAAACCACAGCTAAAGCAGTGTGCTATACCCGTGGTTTTGTCGATACGAAAGCTAGGGTTACTATCGTCGTGATCTGGATTAAAGCATTTGGCTACATAATCTTTGCCACTTACTCTAAACTGAACACCGTGTTTCTGTAAAAGATCTAAAACTGGATCCATTATACGTCCCAAGGAATATCGCTGCTGGAGTCGTCTTTTACTTCATGCGCTCGTTTAAGTTTCTTTGTTTTCTTTTCTTTTGGCTCGTCTTGCGGGGCTTCAATTGAAATTGGACTAATTCTAAGAGTTTCCCAATTAATTGGACTAGTACAGGCAATATCTCCGCCACTGCGAATTTTTGTAGTTGTAAAACTCATTGCGGATTTTTCCTTATCATGTGCTTCCATTACAAGTGCAATGTCTGCTGCGTCCAAAATGCCTTTTGCGAAGCGTGCTTCGCCGGTTGCATCAATTTGGTAGGGACTCACAATAACAATGTCATGCTTACGAGCCATATCTTTTAGCTTTTTACTAATAACGATCTGTGGTTGCCAATCAAACTGTGACGCACCTTCTACTACAATCTGATTTAAGTAGTCTACAACCGCTACTGTGAACTTATCACCAAACTTAGCCTTGGCTTTACCAAGATGTAAATCTAAATTAGTAAGTGTAAGTGAACGATCGTCAATAATAATCATCTGATTATCTGGTTTTAGCTGTTTTTCACGCACTAATCGAGATTCAAATTGAAACTTATTGCGTGTACGTTTAAATTCTTCTACTAGATCATGTGCATCTAAGAACATATCTGCACGAGCTTTAACTAGTCTAAGAAGTTCGTCATCAGTTAAACAGTTCTTTTTAATATTTGAATGTGATACATTAGCTAAAATTGCTAGATTACGTTCTAGTGTTTCATGGGCGACCATCTCAATGGTAAAATATACACTGGTATTGCCAGCCTCGTACTGATTTACTTGAATATTACTACAAGTAATAGACTTACCACTGCCACGTTTACCACCAATAAGAATAAGTTCTTGTCTAGCAACTCCCGCAAGCGTACTGTCAAAAGTATTATTAATACCAAGATGTACACGTTCTCTAGCCAGCTCATCTGCATTCCTAAATAGCATAATATCTGCCATGTTGTATACACCCTCTGTGGTCAGAGTTTTCTCATCTAGTGTAAGTACAATAGCGGATAGATTTTCTTTAATTTCTTCTGTATCATATACTGGCAGTTTATCAATAAACTTATCTAGTAGCTTAATTGTTTCATTCTGCGTGTATGAATCGATAAGTGCATCTAGTGCTACCTCGGCACTAATGTCAGGATTATCCGCTAGTTTAACTGTGGCTAGAGTTCTTAGGGCTGGCCCCTCACGCAGAGTTAGCTCTAGCTCATCAAAACTAGGAATAGTACTATAGTGGTCATAGTACTTGGCAATAGCGCTATATAGACTAGAAAAAGCTGGGTCTAGGAAAACGAGTTTTAGTTTGGACCAAATTTCAAGGCTTCTTTCTGACAGCAGCTTATTTAGAACAATAGCACCACAATCCATACTTTAACTCACTTTAGATTCATTGTCTATAATAACCTGATCTATAATTTCATGTACCTTATAAAGTACATCTGATCTAAGTTTTTGAATATCTTGTTGGTAGGAGTCGCCTTTACTAAAAAGCAAACTTAACTGCTGATGAGTAATTAGCTGTTGCAATCCAAAATATATCATATCGTAAGCCATAGTAGAGTATGGCATTACTTCTACTTTTACATTCTTACCATAATTATGTACTGCTTGTCTAACGACTTCTTCAACTGTAAGAGACTCGTTGTCGTAATACTCTATATTTACTTTCATTGTGCCCCACAGCGCAAAAAGGGATAGAGATGAAACACCTCTATCCCTATAGATAAATTTACAGGTTGTTTAAGCTGCTAGTTTAGCTTCTGCTTTGGCACGTTTTGCTGCGCCATCGTAGTCAGCAACTTTGATGCCACGACGAGTAAGCAGAGTCTTGATACCACGCTCAGTCTTATCAACTGCTGCTGCAATTTCTGCAACAGTCATGGTTTCGAGTTTGCTGCCAAGTGCGTCGATAGGATCAACTTGGTTAGTTGCGTGTGATTCGCGCTGTGCGGGGATCTTGCTGATTTCGCCGCTACGGGTCAGACTAAGCGCCTTACCGCGGACTGAAGCAATGGTCTTGCCAAGAGCCTCAGCAATGTCTTCAATAAACTTACCAGACTGTACTAGTGAAACGAACTTCTGCTCTTCTTCTGGGGTATAAGTGCGAGCTGCTTCAACGCGCTCTGCTGGTTTAACTGCTGAAGTTAGTTCAAGAGCAAGTAGCTTACCCTGAATCTGCTTTGCAGTAAATTTTCCGCCTAGGAAGTGTTCGGCAATTTCTTTGTAAGTATATTTGCCAGCATTTGCATTAACAAATGCAGCTAGTTTATTGCTTTCATCCTGAGTAAATGCAGGAACTTTTTCTTTAGCCATTGACGCAACTTCACGGTCAAGTTGACGTAGTTTAGCTGCTACTGAACGTGCGCTGACTCCAAGAACTTCTGCGGCTTTTTCTACTTGAGCAGCAGTAACTGGGTTTGAAGATCCAACGGTGTTTAGTAGGGTTTTAACTGCGTCGTCAGACCATTTCTTTTGCTTTTCTGTCATTTTTAATTTCTTCCAAAAATTGATTTAGGTTGTTAATAATAGTAATGCCGTACTCTTCTGCCTTTTTACGCTTTGAGCTATCCTTGTTTTGTTCGTCTACTAGATAATCTAGTGTTTTAGTAACGGACTCTACGACTTTGAAACCTAGTTCTGCTAGCGCAGTCGCAGCTAGTGTTTTAGTCTTAAACGAGGATAGTTTACCAGTGATACAGATTGTTTTAGTATCTGTAGTATTAATTTTAGTTGTCGTGTTAGATTTGAAAGAAAAAGGCAAAAATTCTTTCAATTCCTGGTATTCTGTTTCTAGCCAATTAATTAGATTTTGTGTAGCTTTGTCACCTAGACCAGCCTCCTTGCATTTTTCTGCTGTAATTTCAGAAATATCGTTGACTACATTTGCAACTTTGGTTGCTGCTGTGTTGCCGATTAGCGGAATGGAAAAAGAAGCTAGAACAGTTGATAAATCAGCACCTTTAGCCCGCTCAATCTCGTCTAAAAGTTTATCTGCTAGGCGTTCGCTGCCGAGTGCTTCGACAACGTAGTCACGCTCAAGGTAGAAAAGCTCTGTAATGTCGGCTAGATCGAGCTTTTCTACAGTACGCGGACCGAATCCCTTAATACCTAGTGTTTTAGTAAAATGCTCTAGTTTTTTATTTAGCTGTGCGCTGCATGATGGGTTTCTGCAAAATAGCTGGTCATTGACCCACTCAAGAGTGTAGCCACAACAAGGGCAGTTTTTTGGAATTTCGATTCGCATACTTTCTCAACTGTGTAAGATTAAATTATACAGGATTTGATAGTGCGCGGCAAGTCTAAATTTTCTGCCCTGCTCGCTATAAAATTAACTTGCCACACAGTTACTCTACCCTTGTCCAGCCTTTGTGCGATTTTCTAGTTCCCCGCATAACTTCTGATACTTTGGGCTGTAGCAATCCATACTGTTTTGCAAAATTAGTTATATGCGTAACTTTGTGTATTGTACCATCTGGTGCTTTTAACGCAGGGTAGTCTGTTCCATAATAATATGGATTATTCTTTTTTATGGATTTTAATTTGGCATATTCTACAGGCATATCTTTTTCTAGCCATCCATGAGATTCTAGTGCTGCAATATGCCTTATAGTGTATAAGGATACTCCTGTAATATCGGCAATCTGCCGTTTATTAAGTGACGGACTATCCTGTACAAGCAGTTTC